ATAAAAAACCTAATTTAAGAACGTGTACAGAAATATTACCAAAAGGCTCTTTGGTTGTATTCCCTTCATTTGTATGGCACAGAGTCAAACCAGTAACTAAAGGAGAAAGGAATAGTCTAGTGATATGGAATCTAGGTTATCCATTTAAATAATATGAAAGATATTAAACAAGGCGGAAGTAGTACACCACAAAAACCAAAAGGACACGTAGATTTTAAATCTGCGTTCTATTTTCAAACACCTGTATGGATTGCAGAAGCTCCAATGTTTTTGAAAAATGCAATTAAACTAACAGATAAATATTTAAAAAAAGGTGAGAAATTATTAAAAGATAAATTAAAGAATGATCCTAAATGGAAAAAAGAAATAGGAGATTTTGGTCTATCTAATCATAGTGAAAGTTTTTCACAAGACCCTAAAGCTAAAGATTTAGTAGAGTTTATTGGTCAACGATCTTTTGAGTTTTTAGATTGGCAAGGTTTTGATTTAAAAAATCAAAGCTTACACTTTACAGAATTTTGGGTACAAGAATTTAGTAAAAAAGGTGGTGGTCATCACTCTACACATCAACATTGGAATCAACACGTATCAGGATTTTATTTTTTAAAGTGTAGTGAAAAAACATCTTATCCTATCTTTCACGAACCGAGACCTGGTGCAGAAATGACAAAATTACCTTTAAAAAATCAATCACAAATTACAATGGGTACGAATCAAGTGCATTATAAACCT